GAACCCGTGGTCGCGTGATCGCAAGATCAGCTATCACTGGGGTCCGGTGCAGGTCCAAGACCCGTCCCAAGGGCTTCTGGTCAAACTGTGGACGCTGCGTGTCATTGGCAACGACGCAGTGCTATCAGCTCCTGGAAGCCCGACTGAGGTGCTGTTCACTCGTGCCAATGGTCTGGATAACGTGAGCTTGTCCTTTGACCAGAACGGGCGTCCTTGCGTGTGCTTCGAGGAGGAGGTCGGCGGCGGTGCGTTCCTGTATTGGTTCGACCCCGTGCCGAATGCTCCTGTATTCATGCCTGTCGATGGCGATTCTCCGAGAATCACGTTGGACGATGCCCGCGCGTTCAACGGAGCCAACTCCGACGTGATTCTCGGGTACGTGCGTGCCGGATTCGTGCGCTACCGCCGTCAGCGCGACCGTTTCACCGTAGAGTACACACCGCTCATCGGCCCCGGCGGCACTCCTGCACCTGCCACCCGCTTGCGGCACATCAGCATGAACAGCAACCTTCGCCTCGAGTTCCTGACGGACGGCGCCGGCGAAGAACCGTGGACGCTAGGTGACGTGGTGGAGGATCTGTGCGTACGTGCAGGGATTCCACCTGAGTCTGTGGACGTGCGTGAATTGTACGAAGACATCGTCCCCGGTATGAAGGTCACTAGCACGGACGGGTTCTCCAGCGACATCGACCGTCTCCGTGAGGTGTTCAACTTCGACAAGTCGCTCGTCGATAGGAAGATCCGCTGGCCTAAGCGTGGGAGAGAACCTGTTGCTTGGATCCCGTACTCGGACCTGCTTGGTAGCCGTGACGAGGCCTTGAAGCAGAATCTGGTCAACGAGCAGAAGCTACCGCGTGAGATCCACATCGAGCACATCGACCCGGACGGCGGCTACGCCAAGAACAAGCAGACCGCACGCCGACGCAGCAACTTGGTGAAGGCCGAGAAGAGCGAGACCATCAGCTCTGGTCTCGTGCTGACTGCCGACCAGGCGGCCAGCGCGGTGCTGCAGAAGCTCAAGGTCCGTTGGAACGAACAGGTCGAGTTTGAGTTCACCACGTCGATCAAGTACACCTTCGTCACCCCGGCCGACGTGGTCATGGTCGAGGACGCGAAGGGCGTGTGGCATCGTGTTCGCATTGAGGAGCGCAACGAGGACAACGGCGAGATCGACTGGGCCGCGAAGCAGGATGCTGGGGCCCGCGCCTACAGCACGAAGCGCCTAGGCAACTCGCTGCCGCCACCGACCCCGACCTCGCCTGGAATCATCGGCGAGACCCGGTTCGAGATCCTCAACATCCCGGTGCAGCGCGGCCAGGACGATGAGCTGGGCCTGTACGTAGCTGCGTGCGGCGAGTCGTCGGGGTGGGCCGGCTACCAGCTGCTCTTCTCCAGCGACGAAGGTGCGTCTTACACTGAAGCGTTCCAGAGTGAGAACGCGTCGGTCATCGGTGACACACTGACGCCGCTGCTCGAGGAGCCGGCTGGTTACCTGTATCCCAGCGACCAGACCGTCGAGGTGCTCGTCAACTTCCCACTCGACTCGGTGTCCTACGATCAGCTGCTGCAGCGCAAGAACCTGTGCGTCATCGGTGACGAGGTCCTGCAGTTCCAGACAGCGACGCTGCTCGAGCAGGTGGGTGGCAAGTACCGCTACCTGCTGAGCGGGCTCCGTCGCGGCCGGTTCTACACGCCGGCTGAGACGTGGCCGCAGGACACGAGGTTCGTGCTGCTCGACGCGTCGGTCATCTTCGTGCCGATCGACCGCGTCTACCTCGGCGCCGACCTGTGGTATAAGCCCGTCAGCCTGGGCCGCACGTCCGACGAGACGGCGCCGACCGCGTACCTGCTCACCGAGGCACTCAGCCAGACCGAGTTCCCCGTTTCGCGTGTCGAGGCAATTCGCGACGGCAGTAACAACGTCACCGTGAGCTTCGTCGGGGCGGCCCGCCTCGGCGTCGACACGGCCCCGTACCACTCCAAGTACTTCCGCGGCTACCGTGTGAAGTTCAGCAACGGCCACGTCATCGACACGATGGCTCAGTCGGCCACCTACAACTCCGCACCGGTTGGAGTCTCTGTGCAGGTCTGCGCCCTGAACGAGATCACCGGAGAGGGCCCCTACTCTGCTCCACTTGCCACCTGAGGACGACCATGGCTACCCCGAACCTGAAGCTGCCCAACACCCCGCCCGGCGCGACCGACATCAGCGTCGCCTACAACGAGGCGGTCCAGACGATCGACGCCCTGCTGCCGCTCGTGGTGCAAGCGATCGACCTGACTGCACCGCCCAGCACCTTGGCCAGTGACGTGGGCAAGCGCTGGCTCGTCGCCGCTGGCGCCACTGGCGCGTGGGCCGGCCAAGACGGCAAGGTCGCGCTCTGCACCGGTGCCAACACGTGGAGGTTCATCGAGGCGCCGCTGTGGCACTACGCCCACGACCTCGACTCGGCGGCCGACTACCGCCAGACCGCACCTGGCACGTGGACGGCGGTCTGACATGATCCGGCCCACGCCTGAGCTGTTGGCCGCCATCCGACTCGCTAAGGCTCAGTGCCTGATCCGGGTCAACCAGCTCGCCAGCTGTCGGGTGTGTGGCCAAGACCGGCAGCGCTTCGAAGATGCGGTACAGCAGCTCAACCAACTGATCGAGGACCTGGAGGCACACCATGCAACTGACCAAGAACTTCCGCCTGGCTGAGCTGACAGTCACCTCCGTCAAGGCGCCGAACGAGCCCACGCCCGTCGAGATCGAGCGGCTACGTGCGCTGGCCGAGAACATCCTGCAACCGCTGCGCGACGCGCTCGGCAAGCCGGTCATCGTCACTTCAGCCTACCGGTCACCGCAGGTGAACAGGCTCGTCGGCGGGGTCGCCAACTCGCAGCACAGCCGCGGCGAAGCAGCGGACATCCGTGTGCCTGGGATGACCCCGCTCCAGGTGGCTCGCACGATTCGCGACCTGCAGCTGCCTTACGATCAGCTGATCCGCGAGCCCACGTGGGTGCACGTCAGCTACAGCAATCGCAACCGGCGCCAGCTGTTGACCATGCGTGTCGTCGATGGAAAGGCCACATACTTCGGGGGACTGTCATAATGAAGGGGGAAAGCTTGTCCGAGCTGGTGAAACTAGTCGGGGCCGCCAGCGGCGCCGGGGCCATCACGTCGCCGGTGTTCCAGCTGTTCACGTATTACGTCAACCAGCCGGTGTGGAACGTGCCGGTGACCGTGTACGGCGCCGCCGCAGCGGGGGCTGCGTTGTCGCTGTTCTTCGGAGACCCCGTACCGACGCGAAAGGCCCTGTTTGGCCAGGTCGTCGCGGCGATGATGTTCGGCGCCAGCTTGGCAGTGCTGCTCTCAAGCGCCATGGAGTGGGAGTGGGCGACGAAGAACATCTCGATGTTCGCCATGATGATGGCAGCCATCATTCGCTGGTGGCTGCCCACGGCCATCGAGCACGGCAAGCACCTGATCAAGGCAATCAAGATCCCTTTCACGAAAGCAAAGACCGACGGAGGTGATGAAAAATGAGTGTACTCGATATGCTGTGTGTCTTGGCCGCAGTGCTCATCCTGATTACTGCGGTCGCCAGGCTGAACGACATCAAGCGGACCCAGACCGGCAAAGTGTGGTGGGTGCGTCGCGTCGGGCTGTTGTTCGTCACCGCCGCGATGATGATGTTCATCGCCTCGTACTTCACCACCGCCACGAAGTACTGGTGGTTGATCCTCAAGCTGCTGACGCTGTGGGGATTCTGCCTGACGTGGATGACGACCCCGGGCATGCCACCGTGGTGGAAGTACGTGGCCCGCAACGACCACAAGCTCGGAGAGGACGAGGATGGCCATCAGTGAAACAGTCAAGCTCATCGGCGCAGTCCTCGTCGGATGCGCGATCCTTTACGGGGCGCAGACCGTCTTCGACTGGAAGGAGGCTGCAGCAGAAAATGAGCGACGAGGCCGCACGATGGAGGCGACTTCTGGTATCATCAAGGACGACGGCAAGAACGAGGCGCAGCGGCTGGTGATCGACGTCGGCCTGCTCGAGGCACGCGCTCGCTTCAACCAACAACTCGAGGAGGACAACCGCAATGAACCTGAGACTGCTGCTCGTGGTGCTCGCCCTGTGCCTGACAGCCGGCTGCGCGCATTCCGTGAAAGACGACTCGCCCGCGAGCGACTTGGATGCGCTGGAGCTGAGTGTCGGGAAAGATCTTCGGAAGCGGTTGCTCCCGAACGGTGAGGAGTACTGCGCCGAGCTGGCCAAGACCGAGGACCAGCAGGACGCGTGCCTGGGTGACCTCGAGGACGCGCTCTACCAGTCCAACCGGGACAAGGACCGAGCCCGGAACACCCTCAGGAACGGGTTGGAGCGGCTCCGGCAGGCCAGGCAGCCCTGCGGCCTGTTCGACTGGGACTGCCGTCGTCGCAAGAAGGCCCTGGACCAGCCCTGAAGCATGGCAGGAACCTCCAGGGATTGAGCGAGTCGCGCTTCCCTGGCTTGACCTAGGCAGGTCTACATAAAGAGGCCCTAGGATCTCCTAGGGCCCTTCGTCTAACGGGTTTCTAACACCAGCTGGACCCACTCCCGGCCGGCTCTGGTCCACAGGTCGCGGGCCGCCGGGTGGGGGTACTCGTCCACGAACACGATCCGCGCGCAGCCGGTGTTCAGGAGCAGCTTCGTGCAGGTCACACACGGCGACGCGGTGCAGTAGCAGGTGTGAATCTCCCTGACGTCCTTGCACTGCAGCAAGGCGTTCTGCTCCGCGTGGATCGCTTCACACCCGTCGAGGTTCGTGCCTGAGGCGCTGAACGCGCCTGAGCACGCGTTCGGGTAGGACCGCGGGTCCTTCGGGTCGAGCTCGAGTAGCTTCTGCTCCCTGCCGAAGAACTGGCGGCCCGTGTCACGGACTCCCAGCTCGTTGCAGTGCGGCAACCCAGCCGCCACGCCGTTGTAACCGGTGGCCAGCACGTGGCCCGCATGGTTGAGCAGCACGGCCCCGACCATGCGACGACAGCAGGTGCTTCGCTGCGCCGTGATCAGGGCGAGCTGGATCGCCCACTCATCCCTTGTGATTCTCATGATGCAACCTCCTCAGTGGGTCGACGACTACGGCGGCGAGGTCGTCAAAGGTCTTCACCGCCCGTTCCTCCAGTTGAAGGAGCTCCGCCTCCCTTCTCTGCCGGGCCGTCATCGGGTCCCGGCGTTCTTCGAACCTGTTTCTGGGCGTCGTCCTGCTCCGGGCTGCGCTTGAACTCCTCGAAGATCCGCGCCTGGCGATCCCACCGGCGCTTGAGGTAGTCGCTGGGTGGCCGCCTCATCGCCGCAGCCACCACTTCGCTGAATCGTCGCCATCACGGATCCGAGCCAGCGTCTCCATCAGCGTGCGCTCGCTGGTCCACAGGCTCCTCGGCACCGGGTCCGTCTTCGGCTGCCACGCGTCGGAGTGCAGAACCTCGAGAGCTGCGGCCTGGTTGCGCTCGTACAGGTGCCGCGACGCCGCCGTCAGGTACAACGTGCCGGGCTCGATGACCCGTGCCCGCTCCAATCCGTAGATGGCGCTGGCACGACTGGTGTTGAGCCGGCACAGCACCAGCATCGCGACCATGCTGAAGTTGAACACGTCATAGGGCACCCCGAGCCAGACGTCACTCGAGCGCATGAAGACGTGCGAGTTCAGCCGGCCGTCACGGATGTTGAAGAACATCGCCACCGTGCACGGCACGTCCTTGGTGGGTGGCGGGTTCTCGCGCCAGATAGTCAACCCAGCCTGCCGGGTGTCTTCGTCCTCGATGAGCTTGCCCACCACGTACTCGAGCTGGTCGAGGATCTTCGGGCCGTAGGCGCCGAAGAAGCGCACGCCGTCGTCGCTGAACTGCGCGATGTTCTTGTTGTACGGCGCGATGGTCTCGACCCGGTCGTCGCCCGACAGCATCCAGAACGCCTCGGCACCGAGGAACTTCTCGCTGACCTTGCGCGTCGGTGCCACGACCACCGGGTGCTCCAGGTCAACCGCGATCGTGTGCTGCGGTAGCTCGAGGGTAGGTTGGCCGCGTGGCGCGACATTCGCACCGTGCAGGATCAGCTCCTCGATCGCGCCCAGCCACGCGCGGGTGGCGTTAGTAGGCGTAAGCGTCATTTGTGTCTCCTGAGATACTTGATCGCGGCCTTCATTGAATCGATGTTCTCGTCGAAGAGCCCGATCGCTTGGTTGCACTTCCCGCAGAGTAGTCCACGGACCTTGTTGCTATCGTGGCAGTGGTCGACACGCAAGCCAAAGTAGCGATCGTCCGGATCTTGCCGACCGCAGATGGCACAACAACCACCTTGCTTTGCGAGTAGCTCCTCAAACGCCTCGAGCGAGATGCCGTAGGTGTGCTTCAACTTCGCACGCTTACGGATCCGCTCGAAGCGCTCTGGGTTCTCCTTCGCCCACTCACGATTGCGCGTATACTTCGGCGATCGCATCTTTCAACACCTTGATCAGCGGGTAAGGCTGCCCGTTCTGAAACCGCTTCCAATACTGAGGATGACTGACGGGCGAGTGGTCGAGTCCCACGGACTTGACGACCGACGTGGCCTTGTCGCCGAGGGTGACGAACTTCTTGGCGGCGTGCCAGTCGAAGAACTCCGGCACCCGCTCAAGCTCGTCGGCGTTGATCCAGAGCAACGACTGCTCGCTGATCCCGCCCTCGGCCAACTGTCGAGCCAGCCACATGCTGCAGCCGCTGCCGCTCATCGAGACGAAGGGCAGCTGGTACATCGTGTCGTTGTTTTTGTGCTCGGCGAACGAGTCGCCAACGATTACGATCGGTGCGTTCCAGTTGCCCGCGCTCAGGGCACGAATGTCGTGCGGCGGGTTCTTCGCGCGCTGCAGCTCGACCAGTGGTTTCACGACCGTCATCACGGTGAGGCTGAGCTTCTTGTCGACGTGCTGGGTCCAGTCGTAGTCGACCCCGTGCAAATGCGTGTTGAGGTCATGCTGGTAGTCACCGTAGACCCGCAGCAGCTGCTGGTCGTCGTCGAGGTACTCCTTATCCTTCCGACCATTGAAGGTCGCCTTGACGAAGGCCCACGGCGGCAGACACCTGACCACCACGGCGCCGCAGCGCATCGCCACGCGGTCCATCATGCGCGCCCGCTCCGGCCCCACACGATCGCGACCTTCGCGGAAAGCGTCGGCGTAGATCGGTTCCGAGATCCAGCAGCGGTCGAGCACAACGTCCTCGTAACCGAGCAGTGCCGGCAGCATAGACTCATAGACCATGCGAGCGAGCCCGTCCGTCACCTGCTTGTACGGTCCGTGGTGGACGTAGCGTGCCTGGGTCAGCCGGGCGTACTCCTGCGCGATCGTGCTCTTGCCGCCGCCGTCCGGCCCTTCGAAGATAGTGACGGCCTTACTGGTCGGGCTGCGCATCGTCTCGCTCCTCCGTGTCGGGCCGGTAGCCGGCCAGGTCGAGGATCCGCTGGGTCTGCGGTCCCTGCCAGCCGGGCGGCTTGGTGACGTCGACCGCGTGGCCGCGCTTCGTCATGCCGCGCACCTTCGCCATGTTGGCGCGCTGCACGTCGTCCCACAGCCAGTCCCACGGCAAGCCCAGCATGACCGCGGTGCCGAGGGCCACGTAGACGAGATCGACCAACGCGTCGGCCTGACCGGCCATGTCCTGCTCCTCCACGGACAGGCTCGGTTCGACGTGGCGTAGCCACACGCCATCTTCGTCGCGGGCGACCTGCACGTCGAGGCCGGCCGACTGCGCGAACTCGAGCAGCTCCTCGAGCATGAACTCAACGCGCTCGACGAGCTTGCGCTTGGTCAGACGCGCGGGCTTGTCGAAGCACAGCAGCTCGAACTTCTGGTGGAAGTCACGGACATCTTGGAACTCCTTGCTCGGTGTCCGGCTCTGGGTCTCGTTCAGGATCCTCGCCGCCAGAGCGGGGTTGCCCTGGATCCGGCGCTGGAGCTCCCAGCAGTTGTCGCAGCACCCGGTCCCGGTGTGCCACGTCGGTGCCCTACACCACTTGCAGGGCACCGTCGGGGTGTCGTTCATCGACCTTCTCCTCAGCTCTTCTTGGTAGTGGTCTTCTTGGCGGCCTTGGCCGCGGTCGTCTTGGCGGTCGTCTTGGCGGCCTTGGCGGCCAGCGGCTTGCGGCACACCCAGAGGTTGTTGCGGGCGTGGTTGGGGTACAGCGGCGCGAAGATGCAGCTGATCGCGTCGTTGTCGAAGTACTCGGCCAGACCGGCTCGGACCAGCTTGATGGCGTCATGCAGCCTCGGGTCCGTCTCGCCCGCCTCGGTGCCGGCCTTCTCGGGCTTCTGCTTGCCGATGTGCTTGATGTCCATGAACACGCCGTAGCGGCGCTCGACCACGAACCCGGCTTTCTCGGTCTCCTTCTGGAGCTCGTCCACGAAGTACTCGTGGATGTGGTTCGCCGCGTGCCGCCTGCCGTCGTAACACGGCGTCGACATGAGCATCACGCCGCCCGGCTTCAGGGCGTCGAAGGCGGCCTTGAGCAGCTTACGGCCGTGCTCGACCTTCATGTGCTCGATGACCTCGTAGTGCACGACCACGTCGAAGCCTTCCTTGAACGCCGGGTCGAGCTTGAACAGCTCCTTGTGGCGTTCGACGAAGTTGAACTCACCGAGGAACGTGAGGCGCTTGTTGTTGGACTGCTTCAGCTTGTTCAGGTCGACGCCGACGTACTTGTTGACGTGGGGCGCCGCGCCGCCGGTCAGGATCCTGCTCAGCGGGCGGTCCTCGCCGCAGCCGATCTCGAGCACGTTGTCCTTGGCGGTGATGAAGTTGCGCGCGAAGCTCCAGCGCCAGAAGTGGCCACTGTAGTCGCGGTGCAGGCTGCGGCCGTGGCCGGCTTCGCGCAGCTGGGTGGTGTCGTAGTCACGGGTGTCGCGCTCGACCTTGCGGCTGATGGGCATTGCTGTTCTCCAGAATTCGGGGTTGAAGGCGGCCTACGAGCGCAGGCCGCCGGGAAGCGCTGACCTGCCGGCACTTACTCCTTCGGCGCCGGCGGGTTCTTGCCCTGCTTGGTCAGGTAGTTGCGGTACCACTTGACGTAGGAGCGCTTGGAGTCGTCCAGGCCGAATTCCTTCTGCACGATGGCGAAGATCTGGTCGTCGGTCTTCTTGCCCTCCATGATCAGCTCCTGGAAGCGCGAGGCGGCGGTCGGGCCGCGCGGCGTGCGCTCCTTCTTCTCGGCCGGCGCCTTGCCGGCCTTGCCCTTGGCCGTCTTCGCCGGCTTCTCGGCGGTCGCCTTCTTGGCGGTCTTAACCGGCGCTGCCGCGCGGGCAGCCTTCTTCTTCGTTGCCATTTCAATGTCCTCGTTGCTGACGGTGGTGAGCTTGGCCAGCATGCGCATGACCTGCTCGGTGGCGCCGAGGCCGCGGCTGTACTCGACGTACAGCTTGGCGGCTCGCTCGACAGGGTAGTCGACCATCGGCCTATAGTCGCGGTCGAAATCTCGGGGGTCTGCGCTGGTGACGTCGAGCCCGTTCTCAACGTCGAGCGCGACGTACTTTACGCACGACTCGCTTCTTTCCAGCAGGATACACGTCCGCCGGTTGCGGTCGCAGCACACCTGAGCTACGGGCTGCCTCGGCGCCGGGGCGGCCTTGGTCGGCGCCGCGGTTGTGGCGGCCGTAGCGGATGTCGAGGGGAGCGTGTGGCGCGTCATCTTCGTCGTCTTCGCGGACGACTTTTTGGCGGGCTTTTTGGCGGCGGACTTTTTCATGTGGACTCCTCAGCGTCAGTTTGTCGGCCAACAGCCCGAGCTCAAGAAGACCCTCGAGCATGAGCTTGGCCTCAGGCCAGTTTAGCGGACCGTACACGGCCCAGTTCAGGACGACCCCGTGGGGCAGCACCTGCACGTGCGCGGCTGGGAAGTCGTTCACGTGCAAGGTGTACTGCTCGACGTCACCCTTCGTCGTTTCCTCGATGCGAATGCTCACTGCGCTTGATCACCCTGATGGTCCGGATCTTCGACTGGTTGTCGGCCTCGCACTTCTCGACGACGGAGACCAGCGTGTCGTGGTCGCCGCAGATGCGACGCTCCTTGTGGCCGTTCCTGTAGCTGACTTCGATGAGCATCACTTCACCTGAATGTGGGAGTAGGGAGCCACCGCCTCTTCGGTGTGGCCGGTCTTCAGCGACGCGGCGAGCGTCGCTTTGATGTTGTGCTGCGCCAGCGCGGTCTTGCGCTTGACGACGCGCTTCTTCGAGGCCTTGATCTTCTTGACCTTGGCCTTCTTCTCCTTGACGGCGGGGTTGGCGACGTGCTTCTTCAGCTCGGACTTCGCCGCCTTGGTCGGACGCTCGATCAAGCCCTCGCGGCGCATCTGCGAGCGATACCACGCGGGGTAGTGTGCCTTGTCCTCGTCGTGGCCGAAGTCGCGCTTCATGATCTCGTGGATCGCCTTGTTGTCGAGGCCGTCGAGGATGAGCTTGCGGATCACGCCCGCGACGGACGGCCGCTTGATCTGGTTGCTGTCCGCCTCCTTCTTGGTGCGGCCCTTGAGCTGCTTCTGCGGCACCTCTTCGTTGGCGACCTTGCGGAGCTGTGCCTGCAAGTATTCCTGCGCCTTGTCCTCGGCCACCGCGTAGCGGCCGTCGGCGGTCTGCATGATGAACAAGTTGTAGTCGCTGGACTTGATCCCGAGCTTGCGCAGGATCGCGGTGGCGGAGTCACGGCGAGCAACGGTCTTGACGGCATCACCGCCCTTGATCACGGTCTTCATAGTGGTTTCCTCAGCAAAGGTCTTGTGCAGCGTGGTTGATAGCACGACACGACGCGTCGTACTATGTTGATAGTACGGCACGACGTACCGCGCGTAAATGTGCGGTTTTAACTCACAGAGCGTTGACGATCGAGTGGAGTGCCCACGTTACGACGATCAAGTCAACGATGGCGAGCGCGTACGTGAGCTTGCGGCGAGCTTCAGTTTTCACGACAGAGACTCCATAGCAGCTTGCCAATCCTTGCGCTCAAACGCGGACCAGTCCGTGTTCTTCTCGTACCACTCCATCGCCCGCTTCAGCTCCGCCGGCGCGATGCAGTCGAGCGAGATGACGGTATACCCAGCCTGCTCGAGCGAGCTCCACGAGCGCGACTGTAGCGTCGCTTGCGGGTAGACGATCGTCTTCGTCGGCTTCTCCGGCCAGTTGTTGTACGCGTTCGCGAGCACGTCTTCGATCATGGCGGTCTTCACAGCGGTCTCCTCAGCAGTGCGGTCGTAGCTCGACCGTGAGTCCATTCTAGTGTGATCGCACCGACTTGTAACCAGGTAATTACAACTTCACACTGATCGTTTAACTTCCGTTAATCTTCAGCGGTCAGTCTCAGGTGTGACTACCTACCACGCCGACGACGCTGTAGCTCCTTCAGCCCGTCGAACAAGGCGTTCTGGCCACGCCGCTTCCGCTGCAGGGCTGGCAGGACCGCATGCTCGTCGATCGTGTCGCGGGCCAGGAAATGGTGGACGAAGACCCGCTTGCTCTTGTTGCCCTGCCGCAGCACCCGCTTGACGAACTGGTCATACTCCTCGTAGTTCCACGTCAAGGTGTACCACGCCACGTGGTGGCCGGCCTCCTGCAGGTTCAGCCCGTGGGCGATCGACGTGGGGTGGGCGAACAGGTACGGCAGCTTGCCGTCGTTCCACTGGCGCTCGAGCTCCTTGGAGCGCTTTAGAGAGACCCCGCCGCCGATGTACGGTACGTCTGCGCCCAACTTCTCCCTGATCCTCTCGAGGTCGTGGGCGAAGTCGTAGGCCACGAGGATGGGGCTGCCCTGCAGCTCCTCGATCAGGTCGACCAACGCATCGGTCTTCGCGTGGTGCAAGTGGACATACTCGCGGTTCGACTTCTTCTTGATGAGCTCGGTCACGTCAGGCGTGAGGTAGACTCCGCCGCTCGCGACCTGCCGGCACTTGCCGCTGGCCACGGCGGAGTTGGCCGCCACGACCTCGCCCTGCTCCAACGCGGCGATGAGCTCGTCCTCCAGCTCGTCGTACACCTTGCGGGCCTCGGGCGGCAGGTCGACGAAGATGTTGTTGGGGATCTCCTGAGGCAGGTCGAGGTAGTCGCGCGCCGCCATGCGTAGGACCAGTGGCGACAGGGCCTTGTAGATCCGCTCCTCGCTGCCCTCGGCCAGGTCCCAGCTGTACCCGTCGTGACTCGGCACGAAGTACTCCATGCGATAGTGCGTGATGTACTGGCCGAGCGCGTTGCCCATGTCCAGCACGTAGGCCTGGCCGAACAGGTCGAGCAGCCCGTTCGCGGCGGGCGAGCCGGTCAGGCCCCAGCGCCGGCCGAACGTGTGGAGCACCAGCTTCAGCGCCTTGAAGCGCACGGTCTGGGTGTTCTTCAGCTTGCTGAGCTCGTCGACCACGAGCACGTCGAACCCCAGCTTCTTGAATCGCTTGACGTCGACGTGGACCTGAGTCTTGCCCTTCGCGTTCTTCGTCTTGGTGACGTCGAGCAGCCACTCAAGGCCTTCGAAGTTGATGATGTAGATGTCTGCTTCCTCGTGGAGCAGCTTGTCCTTCTTCGGCCCATGCAGGACGACGTAGCGAAGGCCTCGAAAGTCGATCCACTTCTCGATCTCACGCGGCCAGGTCGAGCCCGCCACGCGGAGCGGCGCGACGATCAGCACCTTGCTGATGAGCTTGCGCTTGAACAGCATCAACAGGGCCGCCAGCGTGATGCTGGTCTTACCGAGTCCTGGATCGAGGAACAGCGCGGCGCACGCGTGCTCGAGCAGGAACTTGACGGCCTTCTTCATGTAGGCGTGCGGGTTCCACTTCTGCGGAATGACCAGCGGAGGCAGCACCTCGCCCTCCACGTGCTTGGGCTGCTTTGAGGCCCGCGAGAGCTTCTTCACGGGTGTCATGGACTTGGATCTCATAGCCTAGTTTCCTCAGGATGCGGTGGCGCTGCAGTTGCAGCTTACGTGGCTCTTCCCCGGGCCGCTTGAACTCAATGAACAATGGCCGGCCGCCGGCGATCAAGAAGATCCGGTCAGGCCAGCCACGATTGCCCTTGAGGTTGAGCTTTAAAGAGGGGATGCCGATGGCTTCCGCCTCTTTGACGACCCACTCCTCGATGTCGGTCTCAAGGATTCGCATCGACGAATTCACTCTTGACCGCCTTCTCGCCGCCGCGGCAGTGAGCCCAGTGGATCAACTCGCTGAGCTGCCTTCCCTCAAACCTCTGAAGCGACGGTGAGGTCTTGACGACGCGGTGGTCATGGCTGTGCACCCAGCCGCTGAACCAACTCTTGCTCGGCCCGGCTGGATGCTGTTGCGGCCGCAACTTGACGGTGGTCTTCAGTACTCGCATTGGCCACCTCCGTTGGCCGCGTTGCCCTTCCGGTAGAAGCAGTACCGGCAATACTGGCCAGGCCGCGGCGGGAACGTCTTGTCGTTGAGCATCGGTCGGGTCCGCTTCTCCCAGAGCTTCTTGAGCGAGTCGACATCGCTGCGCTTGAACGACAACGGCTCGTCCGGATCCGGAAACACCACGCCTTGATCGACGTACACGAGGCGCGGCCGAACCTCGTCGACATGCGGGTGGATGAGCATCGCCGCCAGCGCGTAGAGCTCGAGCTGCTCGATGTATTCCTCCTGCTTGTCGTCGTACACCTGGCCGGTCTTCCAGTCGGTGGGGACGTAGATGATCTTGCCCTTCTCCTCGAAGAACTCGCCGACGTCGAGCTTGATGCGCACCCAGCAGTTCGCCCAGTCGTTCCAGACGGTCTCGTCCCACGAGCTGGTGAAGGCCCACGTGTCCTCGACCGCCGGCTGCATCGCCTTGGCCTGCAGCTTCTTGCGGTTGGCGTAGATCTTGCGCAAGCGGTTCAACTCCGGCAGCGTATCGGTCGGGTCCCACGGCCGCTTCTTGACGGTCTTTGCGCCGGACTTGAGCTGCGCCAGCGTGATCAGGCCCTTGATGTAGTCCTCGCAGAGCTTGTGGACGTCGATGCCGCGCTGCGTCGCGTCGTTGCCCGGCTCCTTGATCTTGTCGACAGCGTTGAGCTTTGCCTTGAGCGGGCACTGCTTGTGGGTGTTGTACAGGCTGAACGACCAGTATTTGATCTGCCCCTTGACGGCGGCCTTCTTCGCGGGCTTCTTGCCAGCAAGGCTGGCGAAGCCGACACCATTCGGCTTGCGGGTGGCCATTAGAGCTTCACTCCCTTCTTGTCGTAGTCGATGAGGTCGTTCCAGTTCGTCTCGGATACCGCACCCTCGCTGAGCATCGGCACGTCGAACTCGACGGACTCCATGCACTCGCGCAGCAGCTCCATGGCGGCGTCCTTGTCGCGCTTCGGTACGGAGGCGGTCAACTGGTCATGGACACTGAGGATCAGCTTCCAGTCGGTCTTGCCAAGCTCGCGCTTGCGGTCGTCGAAGCGGATGATCGCCTCCTTAGTGCAGTCCGCGGCGCTGCCCTGAATCAGCACGTTGACGAGCTTGTAGTCGAAGTGGCGGAGGCGACCGTCGACCACGCGCGGCGGCTCGCAGTAGTAGACACGGCCGCCCCACGTACGGACCGGCTCATGCGCCTTGGCGCGTCGCTTCATGTCCTTGTACATTTCGGCAAGGCCGGGGTACAGCTTGAGGATCGCCTTCTTCAAGGTGTCGGCTTCCTGCACGGACATGTCGTTCTTGACCGCGAGTTTCGGAGCTCCCATGCCATAGATCAGGCCGAGGTTGGTGTTCTTCACGGGCTTGCGATCGTAGAACAGGCCGAACTGCTCCAGCTCTTTCTTCGCGTAGTCGTGGAAGTCGATCCACGGGTTCTCGTTGTAGGCGTCCATCAGGTCGCCGCCGTCGAAGTGGGCGAGGATCCGAGGCTCCTGCTGCGAGTAGTCGCGGTCGATCAGGACCTCACCCTTGAACGGGATGATGTACTTGCGCATCATCGGAAGAGACGGCAGTCCCTTGATCGGGCAGGCAGGCAGCTTCTTGTTGCCCGGGTCTTCGTGCTTGAAGATCGGGCTGAACTCCTTGGGCATGTTCATGAAGCGCGATGCACTCAGCCGGCCCGTGCGGGTCCCGACCGCGCTGTCACCAGCCGGCGACTTGACTTGGTTCCAGTTGGTACTGATCGTGCCGCCGCTCCGCGTGGCTTCGATGACCCACGGGCGGAGGAACGTGTTCAAGCAGGTCTTCAACCCGGCGCGGTACCGCATCACACCGAGGAGTTGCTTGTCGCGCACACCAGCGAGCAGCGAGTCCTTGCTGGCGCTGATCTTACCGGTCGCCGTACGGTGGCACAGGTCCTCGTCAGCCATGCCGGACTCCAGCATCGCCTTCAGGACCTGGTCTGGGCTGTCCAGGTTGATGTCAGAGGGCGCCTTGATCTTCTTGATGATCCACGCGTCGATCTTCTTGGACCAGTCCTCGTAGAGCTCTAGGTCAGCTCTTGCGCGTTCTACGTCGAAGGCGACGCCAGTCCGCTCCATGTCGAGCAGGATGGGCATCAGGCGGCGCTCGCGGTCGTACGCCTTGAGCATATCCTGCTCGGCGATGCGCGGCCACAGCAACCGGAAGATCGCCTCGGTCCTGTCGACGTCGCCATTGGCGTACTTGCCGACGATTTGGGCCGGTGCGTAGGCGATGTAACGGCCGAAGTAGTGCTCCGACTGCTTGCTCTTGCTGATCTTGACCCCGGGGATCGGTTGGTTCGCGATCAGCCACTCGGCCACCTCATCCTGCTCTTCGGGCGGAATCCCAAGCAAGCGCTCGGCGGACGACTTCAGCCCCAGCTCGACCTGATGCGGGTCGTCAAGAAACAGCAGGAACTGCGTGTCGTGGATCTTGTCCCACGCCGGCACCGGTACGCCCATGTGGACCTCGGCCACGTCGACGTCGAACTTGCTGTTCTGGAAGAGGACTCCGTCCGGGTTGTCGTAGGCCTCGACCAACGCCGCGCGCGCCTCTTCCCACGTGCAGTTGTTCCCTTCGAGATGCCCCCACGCGTAGTAGCGGCTCTTCTTGCCCCACTTCTTGATCGACACGCCGACCGGCACCGGAGGATAGTGCGGACGCGCGTCAATGCCGTGAGTCTCGAAGTCTACGGTGTTTGGTCTGGGCATCTTCACTGCAGCTTCTCCTTGAGCTCGGCGCGCTCGCGATCAGCGCGAAGCTTGTTGATGCGGCTGTGGATCCGCTTGACGAACTGGGCGCGCTTGCGGCCGTTGAGTTCCTCCTTCAACAGCTTCTGCAGCACCGACTCGTCGTCAGTGCTCATGACGAACTCGTTCAGCCCGTCCCAGGTTGCCAACGCGGGGTTGGTGATTGCTCTCTTAGCCATGTCGCGAATCCTGAAATGAAAGCGCCGGCCCTTGAAGCTAGAGGTGGGCCGGCGTAACCTCCATGAGCTAGCGGCTCAGTACTTCTTGCCGCCGCGCTTCGCTGCCCTCCTCGCGGGCTTGGCGTTGCGGCCACGCTGCGGCCTCTCGCGCGGCTCGTCACGCTCGCTCATGTCGTACGGCTGCATGATGAGCTGCTCCGCCTCCTTGTGGCGCTTCATCAGGATCGGGAACAGCTTCTCCGGCATCTCCTCGAGAGCCTCGAAGGTGACCTTGAACTGGCTCTTCTGGTCGGGCACCACCTTGACGCGGGTGGCAACCACGAACGGCGGCTTGCGCAGCGTGCCGGCGAGCTGCTTCACGTAGTTCGACCAGTTGGTCGTGCTGGTGGGCGGCACCTTCATGAAGGCCGGGCGAACGGTCGCGTAGTGCTCCTCGTCCTCGATCATCTCAAACTCGCCAGTCTTCTTGTTGATCGTGCCCGCGGGGATCATCAACAGGCGACGCAGGTTGCGGCACGCCTTGCCACGGCCCTTGTCGGCCGAACCCCACTGGTTGATCCACGAGTCCTTGCAGAGCTCGCCGGCGATCTTCTCGATGCCGTCCGGCGTCTCCATCTCCTTGATGGAGTCCTCGTGCCAGCGCAGCTCGGCTTCGTCGCGGCCCAGGGCGTAAGCGGACGGCGGCGTCGGGTTGTCCGGGTCGTACTCCTCGAGGTAGAACGTGTTCTCGAAGATGTGGTCGAGCACGATCACGGCCATCTCGTTGTTCGGCATCGGGTTGTCGTCGATGCTGAGCACGCCGGCGCGCAGGCTGAACCACTGCAGGCCGGTGCCCACATTGGCCTCAGCAGCCGCGGACTGGTCGGCGTACTTGGCAAGCTCTTCGTCCCACTTGACGATGTCGGTGCCGGTCTTCTTCACCGGGGCGTCGCTCGCGACCGGCTTCTTCGTCGCAGACTTCTTGGTGGTTGCCATTGTGTTGTTCCTAGCTAGGTTGGAGTTGAACATCCGTCGCCGCGCACGGCGGTTGGGGTCTGGTTGGTCACTTGACCTTGGTCAGCGACAGCTTGACGATCTGGGTCTCGCCGATGCCCGGCACCTTCTTCTTGTTCTCCCAGCGCGCCTTGACCGCGGAGACGTTCATGCCAGTGGTCATCAGGTCGAAGTCGCCGGTCTTCTTGACGTAGGCGAGGAACTTCGCCTTGTCAGTGAACACCGGAACGGTGTCGACCTCGACCTTGGCGTTGGCGACCTTGCCGCTCACGCCGCTGGCCTGCGACTTCGGCAGGTTCTGGATGATGTGCTCGCGCAGCAACGCTTCCTTCTCGGCGATCTCCTTGGCCTGCCGCTGGATCGCGTAACGCTCCTCACGCAGCGTGTAGGCGAGGTCGGCGCACTCGGCCATGGTCTTCGGCAGCTTGAACTTGCCGGGCTTCTTCTTGACGGTCTCGACGACCGTCGTGTCGGGGTTTGCCTTGGCCTCCGCTTTCGATACGATCTTGCCGGTCTTGGCGGAGCGAGCGAGCTTGGTGGTCTTCGTGGTGGCCATGTCGATCAGCGCCTCTGCATGGGGCCGAGCATCAGCTTCAACAACTGCTTGATCATGTGCTTCTCCTCAGCATGATGTGCCCAGCGGAATTGCCGGGCAGTCCTACTCTACTACGAGCTGGCTAGCTCGAAAATAGTGACTTACGAACAAAGAAAAGGGCCAGGATCCGAAGACCCTGGCCCTGTTGTTACTCGGTGAACTTGCCGCGTGAATCCACGATCCTGACCTTCGTCGCGGGATCGCGCTTCACGTCGTATGGCAGGTACTCACGGATCTGGTAGTGCGCCGTGATGGGCAGGTGTACCTTGCAGACCAGCGCGTCAATCCCGTCCTTGCCAACCATGCTGCCGCTCACGCGGGCGAGCTTCTTGATCGCCGCCTCCTTCGTGTCCGCACAGACCCAGTTGCAAAAGGTCGAGGCGTACCAGTGGTACTCACTCACGTTGCATCTCCTCAGCTGTGATAGAACGTCGTCGACTCCAGTGGCCGACAGGAGCATTATACCACAACTTCACGGATTTGTAAACTGTCAATTACATGTCCGCCTTGTGGCGGAAGCCTTGGAACACCGGAAAACGCGGCTTGTCCTTGGACCCCAGCGGGAAGTAGCGGCACTTCAGGATCTTGCCCAGGAGTCTCCCCTGCGCCTCCCAGAACGCGACGCGGTCGGCCGCAGAGAGACCAGTACCGACGTCGAACTCGACACCCTGGAATGGGCCGGTGAGACCTCTGACTTGGAACGCACCGAGCACCTGGCCGCCGCGCTTGCCAGCCTGCCGGCTGCTGCGTCGCTTGGCCAGCCCACCGGTCCGCTCCTCGTTCTCGTTGTGCCTCAGCTCCTTGAAGCCGATGATTTCCGCCTCCATGTCGTCGAAGCGCTTGAGCTTCAGCAAGCCACCTTCCTTCGTGGTACTGCGGCCGAACTTGTACTTGCCCTGCGGGTCGCGCAGCATGATGCCCTCGTAGCCGTCACCGACGTAGAGCGCCTCATAGGCCTCGACCATGGCCGCGTTGGTCAGCCGTGCGTGGGCAACGACCGAGAAGATCTTCGACCCCTTGCGGATCCGCTTCTGGACCGCCGCGAGCCGCTGCTCGAACGGACCGTCCTCCGACCAGTCGTCAAAGACGTGGAACACGATCGGCGTGAGGCGGATGTCGACCGGGTCGTGACCCATGACGATGCTGCTCGTGCGGCGGAACGCGTCAGGCGCCGCGGGGTGTCCCACGATCAGCTCGCCGTCGAACCCGTCGAACCGCGGGTCACCGAAGAGCTCCTGCACGGTCGGACACGGAATCTCGAGCAAGTTGCGGCTGAGGACCCGACCTGAGCGGATGATGGCGCGCACCCCGTCGAGCTTGGGTGACGCCATGACCGGGTAGCGCAGGTCCTTGAGGGCAGGCGCCTTGCCCGCCAACATAGGCTTGAAGTCGTTCACCTGTCGGTCTCCTCGTCGAACTCTTCCAACTCCATGTCGTCGACGTTCAAGAACCTGAGGTCGATCTTGCTCAGGTCCATGACCTGTTCCGCAAGCACCTCTGCGTCGTAGCCGCGCGGGCTGTCTTCGAACTTCTCTCTGAGTTCGTCATACTTCGCTTTGTCAAGCTCGAAGGTCCCGCCTACGTAGCCCTTGACCTCGATCCGAAAGCTGACTTTCACTTTCTTTGTCTTCTTGACCATCTTAGTAGCTCCTCTCGCACGCCATGAAGCCGGCGATGAAAGCGCTGATCACCCGGCGCTGGCGTGGTGTCAGGCGTTCGTTTTGGTCCTTCATCGCGATGAACGTACAATACCCCTTCGTCGACAGGTAAGTGTTGGCACGCACGCTGGGGAACTGTTGCTCGATCGCCATGTCGAGTACCTCGTACCATGGCTTCTCCTGCGGCAACGGCTTGTGGCTGACCATGACCACCGGCCTTTGTGGCCTGCGCTTCTGGTCCTTCTTACCCACGACGGTCCTCCTCGAGAAAGTGGCGCCACTGGCACCAACCGACGAAGTTCGCCGGGTGCGTGTTGCCAGGCGTGGCCACGTGCTCCATCGGCGACGCGTGCATCGGCTCCCCGACCAGCTTGTTGAAGGTGCGGTTGATCTTGTGGTGATCAGCTTCGTCGGACTCGCTGAATGGCCTGTAGCTGACCCACGCACAACGCGCGGCACTCATCTTCTTCAGGTACTCGAGATCGAAGGTGTTCCGCTCGTGGTCGTAGACGTAAGGCAGGTGCCACTCGCCGTAGCCCACCAGCTTCGGGGTCGACGCACTCAGCGCCTCGCGGATCAGGAACGCCAACTCCTGGAACTCCGGCTGCGCGTCCTTGTGGCAGCGCAGGTTGAAGAAGTTGCCCCAGTCCGTGGCGGAAATGACCCCGTGCACGTACAGGTAGGGCTCGAGGACGCGGTTGGCGTACTGCTTGTGCACGCCGGCGTCGACCAACAGCTCCGCGTAGTATGCCGCCAGCTCGGCCGCCTCGCGCCACGCCTGCTCCGCCCGCGCAAGCTCGTCGCCGCTCAGAGCTTCGCCGCCCTGCATGCCAGCCTGGTTGCGCGTGAACTGCGACGGTAAGAAGGGCGAGGTGCGCACCTCCTCGATCAGCTTTGCCACCGGCACCGCGCGGCTGCTACGGAAGTTGCGGCTGAGCATGCGATGCGTGTTGACCTCCGCGAGGATGAACCTCGGAAAGCAGACCTGCAACGTCGTCAGGCGGGCGCCGTCCAGCGACACGCTGTCAGCGATGACCTTGACCTCAGTCTTCATCTTTCATCCTCCGTGGCATCAACACGCGACGCCCGTTTTGGTCGTAGTAGCGATACCCGACGATGACGTGCTTCCACCGCGGGATGAGGTTGAACGGACCAGTCCAGCCGACGAAGATCCACTTGCGCACGCGCTCGATGCGTAGGCTCTCGGCCATGCGCCTGACGTGGCCATCGTGATCACGGCGGCCAAACGCCCGCTCCTCAGCGAGCTTCTTGCCACGGCGGGTCATCGCAGCTGCCTCAGCTGACGGATCGGATACTTGATCACCATCTCACGGCCGACGGTCTCGGACTCGAAGACCACTTGGCCGCCGACCCGAAGTTCGGTGAAGTTGGTAACGCGGCCGCGTGTCCAGATGTCGTACTGGAACGGTCCGCAGTCAACGACGTTGCCTTGGGCGTCGAGCTTCCACCATAGGAAGTCTTGGTGCTGGTCATGGAATTTGACCTCGACCACAGCCAGCTTCGCCCGTGCGTTGCGCCGCTTGATTTCAGCGAGACGAGCCGCGTCGTCATCGCGTTTGATGATAGCCACTGTGAACCTCCTCAGCAAGATGGACCAGGCTGCATCGTAGCCCGGCCCGACAGGTCTTGTAAATGTGCAATTACTTCGGCGGTGTCCAACCCAGCGCGATGAGGGCTTCGCGTGCCTGCCGCTCCATCGTGTCAAGCACCCGCTTCTGCATCACACCCGTCGGCGCCATGACCAGCTGCTCAACCTGGCCGGTGAAGTTCCACGTCGTCTTGACCGTGATCACCTCCTCCCGGAACCTCGCGCCCTCGCGCTTCTCGACATGGACCTCAGCGTCATCAGACATCGCCGCCTCCGACGGTGTCAGGCGTGACCGGCCCGCGATTGGGCCCCTCGTGGTCAGGATCCACGGTGACGTGCGCAGTCACCGAGGCCGTCCCGTCTGCGTTGTTGGTGAACTCGAGGTCGATCTGCGGGTCCGGGGTCAGCTGCGCCGCCCACTGGATTGCCACGCCAGCCACGTCGATCAGCTGGTCACGCAATTTGCCCACGTTGTCGAGGTGCTCCGTCGTCTTCGACACCTCCTCCACGAGGATGTCGAGCCACGACAGCTCTTCACCGCGGGCGGCCGTCGTCAGTCGGGCGCGACGAGGATCCGGGATCTCGTGGTACCCGGCCAGGTCGATCGGCGTGGTGTCGGCGCAGGCGGCCAGCTGGGCGTTGAACGACGGGTAGGTGCGCGGCCCCCAACGCAGGTCCTGCTCCTCGCACTTCTTGACGATGTCGACGAGGCACTGCACCCGCGCGTACGGCATGTTGCTCACGGAGTCGACCTCAGCCTGCAGGTCTTCGTGGCACTTCAGGTAGTGCCTCGCCTGCTCCGGCGTGATGGTGCCGTCGAGCAGGCCGCGGATGATGTCTTCGAGAGTGGGGATCATGTCAGGTCTCCGCGTTCTTGATGGCGACGTCGAGGGTGAGGATCGTGACCGCCAGCATGCCTGCGTCCTCGTGCTTGTCGGCCACCGCCTTCAACTCGGCGTAAGCCGCGTCAACGAGGGCCTTGGCGTCGGGGTCTTCGCTGAGGGCGCCGACCAGCATCAGTCGCTGCGCCTTCAGCTGGTTCAGTTCTTGGCTCATGGTTGGTAGTGCTCCAGTGGTTGATCGCGGCGCAGGTAGAGAGGATGCCTCGACGCACCCAGCGCCGTGGTGCCGAGGCAGAAGAGCTGAATTCATGAAACGCTGATCGCAAACGCGAGCTCGACGAACCAGAGCAGCGCGAGGCACAAATGCCAGAAGGCGATGCACCAAACGAGGATGCGCACGAACCAGGTCCAAACCTTGTAGCCGGTGTAGGCATCACGCCAGACCGGCGGGGCCACCTTGCCTTTCGGCTTGTGCCAGACGGCCGGACCGGCGCAGGGGCCGTTGCGACGGCGGTGCCACCAACTACTCGCCCAGTCGTAGCAGATGAAAGCGACGAACAGCATCAGCAGGCCGCAGCCAAAGTCGTGCAGAAAATCCACGATGAGCCCTCCTCGGCAGTTAGGTTGGTGAGTCAGTAGTACGGGCGCCAGCCATAGTTGTGGTGGAGCACTTGACGCAAACACCACGTGAGCATACGCGGTTTTGGCGTCTCGCGCCTCGCCCGCTCGGCGGCCTTGTTGACAATCTTGCGGACCTTGCTGTCACTGAGGTTCATTTCATGTCCTCCAGCTCACGCATCAGGCTGCGCCGGTTGACCTGTCTCCACGCGTACCAACCTCCGATGGCTAGGCTGAGCGCCACGTCGATCGCGACGACCTTGAGGAGCGCGCTCATCTCAGCCCACTCCCGCGGCACGCGCTGCAGTTCACCAGCATCGGCGCCAGCAGCGGGTTGCGGTTGGTCCTCTCGACCTTGCCACTGCCCTTGCACTCGTTGCAGGGCTTCGGCTCGAGAGCGTAGAAGCGCGCGGCTTGGTAGGCTTTGCGAGCCTCGTCGAACTTCACCGCGTCTCCAGTCGGCTTGTCGGGGTGCAGCTGAGTCCTCAGCTCACGCCAGCGGGCGTCGACCGTCTGGACCTCGTAGGAATCTGGGTCCTCCTCGAGCCCAAGGACCTTGAACGCGTCGCGGTCCGCTTGGCTAAGGTGACCCGGTCGCCGTGTGATCATTTCCTCTTCCTCCGTCGGCTGTGGTGGACCATTATCGTGGTGCCGCTGGCGTCACCGGGTTCGAGGTATTGCGTCTTGCCGCCCTTGGCGTGGAACTCATCTACCTGCCGCTGCAGCTCGTCGCGCTGCGGTTGCTTCAGGCGCACGAGCGTGCCGAGAATCATCGATTCTTTCATGGCTACCTCCGAGGTCGCGCCGCACTAGGCGACGCGACCCTTAGTTCAGTTCAAGGCCGAGGTCAGTCGTCCTCGTCCTCGTCCTCGTCCTCGTCCTCGTCCTCGTCCTCGTCCTCGTCCTCGTCCTCGTCCTCGTCCTCGTCCTCTTCGGAGGGGTCGTACTCGGCGAGGAGCTCGTTCAGGAAGTCGATGAGCTCGTCCTTCTTGGTAGGCAGCTCCACCTGCTCGTCGATGGAGATGTCCTTCTTGCGAAGGTAGGGGTACTGCTCGAGCAGCTTGTCGCGGGCCGCGCGGGCGGCGGCGGTGCTGCCGGCGTAGCGGATGGCGCCGTTGGCGGCTTCGACTTTGTAGGCGCGTGCCATGTTAACCTCGTTGCTTGGTCTTGAAAGAACAAACCCGCCAGGGCTGGTGCCTAAGCGGGTTCGTGGGTAGTGCAGTCCTGGCCCGCTGATCAGGCGCCGATCGGCGACTTGACCGCGGCCGCGGCGTTCTTCAGCGCGGCGATGGCGGCCTTCTGCTCGGCCTTGCTCAGGTCGGACTGCTTGACGCGAGCGATCTCGGCCTTCAGCTGGTCGACAGCGTTCTTCGTGGCGGCCTTCGCGCCCTGGGCGTAGCCCTTGTCCTTGGCGGTCGCGGTCGCGTTCGCCAGGTCTTCCTTCGTGATCACCTTCGCCATGACACTTCTCCTCAGTATATACCGGTTCGGCCGGCTCCGTTGAATCGAGGCCCATTAGAGAGCTTCTCGAAAGCGTTGTAAATAGTGAATTTAGTACTTCGCGCCCTTGGCCTTCGGCTTCGTCGCGCCCACGACATGCTGCACCACCTCATCGATGCTCGCGTGGATCCAACGCTCTGCGTTGCGCACCGCGTACAGGCGCTCGCTGCCGTCAGGCAGCCGAACCGTCTTGCCCTCGTTGACCATGTCGATCCCTGCGCGTCGCAGCTCGCGACCCAGGCCGTTCGCCGTCGTGCCTGTTCGCCGCTCGGGGTCGTAGAGCTCCAGCAGCTCGCGGTTCGAGTACAGGTCCTTCTTGAGCTTCACGTTGCCGACGCGCAGCACCGAGTCAGGATCCTCGATGAGGCGCCGCACCCACGCGCCGAGGTCGGACTGCGTGTCGCTGATCATGCGCTTCTTCGCCTGCGTCTCGAACGCACGTGCCGCCGGGTTGAAGTCGCTCGTGTCGAGATGCAGCAGGTAGTGGAACAACGCGGACGCGCCGCCCGAGTCGAGCCACAGGTCGTACTCGACATAGAACTCCTCCGGCAGCGGGCCGACCTTGACCTCGTGGATGAAGTGGCGACGGTCGTCGTCATCCATGAAGAAGGTGTCGGGGTTGTTCGCCGTGAAGAAGTAGTTGATCACGTCCGGCACGGTGTAGGACGGGATATACTTCGGATTCAAGCGGATTTCACGCTGCGTGACGAGGTTCTTCAGCAGGTCGTTGTCCTCGCGCCTGTTCGACCCGGTGATGTCGTCGCCCATGACGAACTGCTTGTTCTCAGCCCACTCGTTATGGTTCTCGTGCAGGTTCTTCTGCCTGATTTCCGTGAAGTTCTTGCCGTAGATTCGACCCAGGGTGTAGCCGATCAGCGACTTGCCGGTACCGTGCTTGCGGCCGTAGATCAGCACGTCTGAGAAGAGCTTCACGCCCGGGTACTGCAGCGGGTACGCGCACCACTTGAGGAACCACTCCTTCGCGCCGGGTTCAGCGCCGGTGAACAGGTGGTCGACAAGGTCGAGGAACAACGAGCAGTCGCCCTCGCGCGGCTCGACGCCCCAGCCCTGCCACATGTTGTACATGGTCACGCCGTTGTTCAGGAACTTGTCCTTGCCTGGCGCATACGTGAGCTTGTCGACGGCGCGGCGCAGCGGCCACTTGATCCACGCGGCAGCAGCCGACGTGGTCTTCGTCCTGAGGTTTCCCTGCTGATCGAACTCGCGGGCGATGAACACCGCTGGCGCCTCCACGTGCTCCTTGAAGGCGCCGGGCGAGTGCTTCGCGTTCGTCTTGTCGTTGACGATCAAGCCGGGGTCGGCGACGTACACGTAGCGCTCGTTCAGGTGGAACAACGCCCGCGACAAGCCCAGCGGCTCTGCCTCGGAAAGCAACGCGGCGAACTCGTCGGGTCCGCCATGCTCGTGAACGAGGAAGTCGTCGAGGCCGATCTTGGTCCCCGGCCCCTCGAGCTCCGGCAAGATGACCACGTAGGGATGCGCGCCACGCCGCTCCAGCTCCTCGGCCAGTCGCTCGAGGGCGCCAAGCACGTTGGGGTTCGATCGCATGTCCGAGTCGAAGCAGATGTAGACGTGCCTGCCCACCCAGTTGGGAAAGTCGAGGCTCTTCAGCCACACGATGCCCATGCGCTTGGCTGCGAAGGAGTCCACGCCGCCGAGACCGATGGTGGGAAAGCCCTCCTTGCACGCCTTGGCGGCCTTCAGCTCGCCCTCAGTAATGATGAGTGGTGCCGGCTCGGCCAGCAGCTCGGACCAGTCTTGGTTGCGCGGGTAGTAAGCGACCGGCGCGGTGTCAAACGGCTGCACGTAGCGCAGCGGCTTCTTGTCCGCTTGGTCAGTGAATTCGTGGCCCTGCTCGAGGTAGCGCAACCGCCAGTACGGCGGCGCCTTCGGCCAATCCTCGAGGGGTGACCCATCGACCGGGTTGAAGTAGTTGATCTTCAACGCGCAGAGCGGGCCGTTCGTCTTGACAAGCGCCGCCGTCTCTTCGCGTGAGAGGAATTCGATCCCCAGCTCTTTCGCGTCCTCCTCAGTCAGACCGGAGGATTCGAGCTTCGCGAGACCCAGCTCGTAGGCGCGTGGGTCAACAGCTGCACTTGCGCTCTTGCTCTTGCTCTTGCGCTTCCGCTTGGTTGCCATAGTTGTCGTCCACCTGCGCGCCGCCTGGTGACACCGGCGCAATTACACTGCCCGCTCCTCAGCGTTGGGGTCACCACGGGCTTCGAACCTCGCACTCAGCTGCGGGGTCCAAAAGAAGGAGTCGCCGCCCCGCGCGGCCTTTGCTGAGGAGGTGCGTGATCGCTTTGCAGGCATCGCGGCCGGGGGAGCGGCTCGGACGACGGCAGGCGGAACGACGCGGCGGGGCGGCGACGAAGGCTAATTTAGCGCGTTCGACGTCTCGCCGTAAACCTGAACGAAAACATGACCAGAGCCTCTCAGGGCATGCGAAATTAGTACTTGTTGCCGCGGACGTAGGTCTTGCGACCGTCCGGACGGGCCGGCGGGAAGAGCTCCAGCTCGCGGTCACTCAGCCGCAACGCGCCCGGGTACTTCTCAATGTCGACGGCCATCGGCAGACGGTGGATGACGCAAGGGCCGAGGCGGGTAGGCCGCTGCGTGCGATCGACCTTGCCGCGACCGATGCCAAAGGCGACCTTGCAAGAGTCCCTGGTGTAGCGCAGCAGCTGTCGAACCTCCTCGAACGAGGCGAGGTAGTTGCGGTGGTCAGGCTGGTCGCCGTAACCGAAGTCCACCAAGTAACGCAGCTCGTCGTCCTTCGAACTCGCCGCCTCTCCGCGCTTCGGCCACGACGGCAGTGGCCAACTCAGATGCTTGGTCAGCGAAGGATCTAGGCCAAGCGCGTCACTCAGCAGCTTGAACTCAGGCTCGAGCTTGCGACGCTTCGAGCCCATCAGCTCGCGGGAAATCCGCTCCAGCGCTTCCACAATTTCATTGCTCACGACGTACCTCCTCAGGCAGAATGTGATGTAGCAGAATACAGAAAAAGAACCATCCTCTCTTTTCTTCTTTAGCCCCCTACTTCTCAATAGAAGAAATAGTAGTAAGAAGAGGATAGATAGTAAATAGATAGGGCTACCCTTTTTCTGTTACTGCTACAGCACAGCTCACTGCCTTCGGCAGCTTTGCAGCTTCGGCCTGATGATTGTCACCGGCCCCACAGAAAGACGCGCGCGCGAGAAAATGAATCACCCTCGCCATCAGGGACGTTCACTTTGTGATCACATTCACAGGCCTGTTCTCATAGGGTCTCATGCGCCTTAGAGTCCACGCACGTCTACAACTGTGCACAGAGCGAGTCGCATGTCACATAAGCCCGCCACCTCAAAGCCGAGCGCAGTGCGCACGCAAAAGCCCGGAGCCAAGGTGTCGAAGCCCGTTGAAGCGTCGTACGTGGCCAACGAGCGCCCTCGTCAACCGAAGATCCGGAAGACTCCTCCCCGCAGGGCACAGCCGAAGCAGCCGAATGGTCGGCGCCCGCGTGGTGAAGATCCCAACACCTTGGAGGGCATGAGCAAGGAGACCGCCAAGCTCCGCAACCGACGCGAACGAATCAGCGCGCAGACTGTTGAAGAGGCCCGTGCCAGTGGCATGCTGCCCCACGAGTGGCTGCTGGCTGTGATGCGAGGCGAGCAGATCAACCACTTCGCCTACGACAGCGAGACCCAGGAGATCATCGAAGTCATCGTGCTGCCCACGTTCGCCGACCGCATGGAGGCCGCCAAGTCTGCCGCCCCGTACTTCGCGAGCAAGCTGCAGCCGGAGAAGCGCGCCCCGGGTACTGGCCACAACGACCCGAGCAAGCAGCCTGGCGTCATGGAGGTCCCGCTCGCACAGAGCATGGAGAAGTGGGCCGAGATCGCACAGCAGTCGCAGCAGCTGCTCAAGAAAGAGGTGACCAAGTGACGGCTGACGGCAATGGACCCAACGTCATCTGGCGCCCGCTGCCCGGCAGCCAGGCCCTCGCTATTGCGTGCCCCGCGCACGTGATTCTGTACGAGGGCACTCGCGGGCCAGGCAAGACCGACGCACAGCTGATGCGCTTTCGCCGCCTCGTGGGCAAGGGGTACGGCCGCTTCTGGCGCGGCATCATCATGGACCGCGAGTACAAGAACCTCGACGACCTCGTGCAAAAGTCGATGCGCTGGTTCCCGCAGTTCAACGACGGCGCCAAGTTCATGTCGTCCAAGGCCGATTACAAGTGGGTGTGGCCGACGGGCGAAGAGCTGCTGTTCCGCGTGGTGAAGAAGCCTAGTGACTACTGGAACTACCACGGCCACGAGTTCCCCTTCATCGGTTGGAACGAGCTCACGAAGTACATGAACGGCGACCTCTTCGAAGCGATGATGTCGACGAACCGTACCTCCTTTGTGCCGGCGCTGCACTCGCCCATCGATATGGAGACCGGCGAGATGCGCATACTGCCGCCCATTCCGCTTGAGGTCTTCGCCACTACGAACCCCTACGGCGTCGGGCACATGTGGGTCAAGCGCATGTTCATCGACCCGGCCGAGCCCGGCGTGCCCGTCGTGCGCGAGATCAACGTCTTCAACCCACGCACGCAGCAGCGCGAGACCATTCGCAAGTACCAGGTCCGCATCTTCGGCAGTTACAAGGAGAACATCTACCTCCCGCCGGAGTACATCGCCGAGCTGGAGTCCATCACGGACGAGAACAAGCGTCGTGCGTGGCTGCATGGCGACTGGGACATCGTGGCCGGCGGTGCGTTGGACGACGTCTGGAGGCGCGATGTCCATGTGCTGCCCCGCTTCAAGGTGCCGCCGAGCTGGAGGATCCGCCGCTCGTTCGACTGGGGCTCCACGCACCCGTTCAGCGTGGGCTGGTGGGCGGAGAGCAATGGCGAAGAGGTGCGCATGCCAGATGGCACCACGCGTCGCTTCGCGCCGAAGTCGCTCATCCGCATCTATGAGTGGTACGGCAGCAAGGGCGCAACCAAGTCCGTCGGCGGCCTCGTCCCGAAGAGCGGCGAGCTGGGCTTCAACCAAGGCGTGAAGTTCAGCACGAAGGACATCGCCACTGGTATCAAGGTCATCGAGCGCCACCTGCTGAAGGAAGGTTGGATTGGACGCAAGGTCGAGCCTGGCCCCGCTGACAACCAGATCCGCGATGTACGCGAGAGCGACGTGCCCAGCATCGAGAAGAAGTTCAACGAGGAAGGCGTGACTTGGAAGGAGAGCGACAAGTCCGTCGGCTCGCGCGCCATCGGCCTGCAGCTGCTGCGCGATCGCCTGGAAGCATCGATTGAGGGCGAGGGCCGCGGCATCTACTTCATGGACAACTGCCGCATCTCGATTGCCGGTCTGCCAACGCTGCCCCGCGATGAAAACAACATGGATGACGTGGACACGGACGCCGAAGACCACTTCTACGATGACATTCGCTACATGGTGCTCGATGTCGACTCTGACTTCGCCACCGACATTCGCTCCCTGAAGCCCTACTAACGAGGAACCAGTACCATGGCCGAGAACATCGACTACGTCCTGCCCGAGGTCACCGAGGCGCTCGAGACCTGGCAGCGCATCCGCGACGTCATCAACGGCGAAATGGCAATCAAGAGGCGTGGCAAGTACCTGCCGTACATCATGCCGTCAGACAAGAGCCAGGTCAACATCGACCGCAACATCGCCTACGCTCAGCGAGCGGTCTTCTACGGTGTCACCAAGCGCACGCTGAAGGGAATGATCGGCCAGGTGATGGCCAAGCCTCCGGTGCTCACGGTGCCGGAGCTGCTCGAGCCGCTGCAGGACGACATTGACGGCGGCGCGGTCTCGATCGAGCAGCAGAGTCGCCAGGCCCTCAGCGACGCGTTGAGCGTTGGTCGCCTCGGCCTGCTGACCGACTATCCGCGGATCGAGGGCCGCCTCACGCGCCCCACCCGTGCCGACCTGCTTGAAGGCCGCATCAAGCCGTCGGTGCAGTACTACTTCGCCGAGCAGATCATCAACTGGCGTGTCGAGATGGTCAAGGGCCAGCGCAAGCTGACGCTCGTCGTGCTGCTCGAGAAGTACACCAAGAAGGACGATGGCTTCAAGAAGGAGGAAGCAGACCAGTGGCGAGTCCTGCGGCTCGTGCGCGACAACGATGACGACGAGGGCCGGTACGTCGTGCAGGTCTACCGCAAGAACGAGGCTGGCGCGTTTATCATTGTGCCCGAGCTGAGCAGCATGCCTGTCGACGCGCAGGCGAGGCCGTTCACCGAGATTCCGTTCGTCATCGTGGGCAGCGACAACAACGACCCTGGCATCGACGACGCGCCACTCGAGGACATGGCCAACCTGAACCTCGCGCACTATCGCAACAGCGCAGACCACGAAGAGTCGGTGTTCATCGTCGGCCAGCCCACGCCCGTCTTCGCCGGCATGACCAAGGAGTGGATCGAAGAGGTGTGGGGCAACAAGGAGATCTACCCGCACGGCGTGGCCATGGGTTCGCGCAGCCCCATTCCGCTGCCACCGGGCGGCAGTGCTGAGCTGCTGCAACCAGCCCCCAACACGCTGGTCTTCGAGGCGATGAAGCACAAGGAAGAGCAGATGAAGGCACTTGGCGCAAAGCTCGTCGAGCCGAGGACCGGGACGCGCACTCTGGGCGAGGCACAGATGGACGAAGCGAGTGAGGCTTCGGTGCTGATGAGCTGCGCCAAGAACGTCTCGGCCGGCTATACCCGCTGCCTGCGCTGGGCCGCCATGTTCGCTGGCGCCCCGGTGACCGACGACATCGCGTACGAGCTGAACACCGACTTCGAGATCAGCCGCATGACCGCTGACCAGCGCCGCCAGCTGCTCGCTGAGTGGCAAGCCGGTGCCATCTCCACCACCGAGTACCGCGCCATCCTGCGCCGTGCGGGCGTCGCCACGCAGAAGGACGAAGAGTACCAGGAGGAGGTCGCCCAGCAGACGGCTAAGGACCTGGAGACTCAGGCCGCGATGTTCGGCGTTGGAGGCGGCAACGGTTTCAGTGGCGGAGACAACGACGGTGGCAACGGTGACGAGGAGTAAGCCATGGCGCGCTCCGACCTGACCAACTCGGCAGTCCGCCACCAGATCATGCTGGAGCGGCTCAAGGCGGCCGAGGCCCGCGAGTTCAACAAGCTGATTCCCATCCTCGAGCGCCAAGTGCGAGAGACGCTGGCCAAGCTTGGTGAGCCCGTCCAGGGCCTTACGCGTGCTCGTCTGAACGGCTTGCTTCGCGAGCTGCGCGCAGCGCAAGACGCGGCGTTGGCCCAGGCCCAGGACAAGCTGCTGCGTCGCTTGCGCAACATCGCGGCGTACGAGTCGAAGTTCGAGGCCACGTCGCTCACTGCTCAGACGCCGCGTGGCGTGACGATCGCTGCAGCTACCGCCAAAGCGGCATGGGCGAACGCGACCGCAGTGCCACTCAGCGCCACCGGTGACTTGCTCGAGCCATTCATCCGCGAGATGACCAAGCGTGAAGTGAGCACGATCAACAAGGTCATCATGCGTGGCTACAGCGAAGGCTGGACCAACGATGAAATTGCGCGCGTGATTCGTGGCACCAAGAAGCTGAACTACAACGACGGTCTGATGAAGGCGCTCGGCCGCCACACCGCCACGCTGGTGCGGACGTCGGTGCAACACGTGTCGAACCAGGCCCGCGAGGCGACGTGGGAAGAGAACGACATCACCCAGTACCGTTGGGTGTCGACGCTTGACAGCCGCACGTCGTCACAGTGTCGCAGCCTCGACGGTCAGGTGTTCACCATCGGCAAGGGCCCGCGCCCGCCTATCCACATGAATTGCCGCAGCACAACTGTGGCCATCATCCCAGGCCTGGAGAACCTCAGTGACATCCTGACCCGTGCATCACAAGACGGCCCGGTGAAGGGCTCGCTCACATACTACGAGTGGCTCAAGACGCAGTCTGCACAGTTCCAGGACACGGTGCTGGGGCCGGTCCGTGGCAAGCTCTTCCGGGACGGTGGCCTGTCTGCCGAGCGCTTCGCCCAGCTGCAGCTGAACTCGACTTTCGAGCCGCTGAGCCTGGATGAGATGCGAAAATTGGAGCCTCTGGCATTCAGGCGTGCAGGAATCGACGACGAATAACACAGCTGTTCTCACAGAGGTTTAGCCGGTATAGGATCTCGCCCGATGAACGCACAGTCACAAAACTTGAACGAGGACGATGTGATTCACACGCGCCCTGGTCTCAACGACGAGGACGATCCTGTGATCACAGATCCTGGTCCCGCCCGTTGCAACGGCGGCGGTCCTGAGCCGGACATCACTTCCCGCCGCGTGTCGCGGTAATCACAAAGAGAGAGTCTCTCATGAGCACGAAGTTGAAGATGCAACTGGACAACCTGGACGGCCTCGATGAGTCGCTGCACGGGTTCTACGAGGAGCGGGATGGCAAGTTCTACCTCAACCTCGACGGCTACGAAGACCCGGCTGCGCTGAAGCGGGCGAAGGACTACGAGAAGGAAGCCCGCAAGAAGGCGGAAAAGGAGCTGAAGGAACTGCGCCAGGAGTTCGAAGACTTCCGTGCCGAAGTCGAGAACAACAACGACGACAAGTCCCGTAAGAAGGGCGACATCGCCGCGCTCGAACAGTCCTACAAGGACAAGATCGCGAAGCTCGAACAGAAGCACCAGCAGGCCCTCGCCGAGCGCGACGCGCAGATCAGCAAGTTGCTGGTCGACAACGTCGCCGAGACGATGGCCGCCGAGCTGAGCGACGCGCCGGAGCTGCTGGTCGACCTCATTCGCAAGCGGCTCAAGGCGGAAAACGGCGAGACCCGCGTGCTGGACGCCAACGGCGAGCTCAGCGCGACGACGATCGACGAGCTCCGCGAGGAGTTTCGCGCCAACAAGAAGTACGCTGCGATCATTCGCGGCAGCCAGGCCAACGGCGGAGGTTCCGGCGGTGGTGGCAAGGGTGGCGGTGCCACCAAGTCCTTCAAGGAGCTTTCCGAGAAGGAGCGCGTGGAGCTGGCCAAGACCAACCCG